CATGCTAAGATGATGAAAGCAATGAAAATACAAGTGGAGATAACATAATGAAAATGACAGCAGGCGCAGGATCAGGAGAAGGCAGAATGCAAAACTCTAAGATGACTGGTAAAATGATGAAGAAAAAAAAGAAAAAGAAAAAAGGTAAATTTCCAGATATGTCTGGAGATGGTAAAGTAACTAAGAAAGATATTTTAATTGCAAAAGGTGTAATTAAAAAAGGTAAAAGGAAAAAAAGATAATGGTTAAAAAAACTACAGACACTGTTGTTAAAGATATGATGAGTGTAGATTTTGAAAACACTTCTAAATCAAAAGACTTTGACGATGATGGTTATGAGGAAGGTAAATCTAAAGAAAGAGAACTCGTAGCTAAAAAAGAAGACGACACTGTAAAAGGTAATTTTGGAAAAGGCGGAGTATTATACAAAGGTAAAGCTAAAGATTATCCAGGTATGAGTAATATAATTAAAAGAAATAAAACAAAAGTTATACCTATTAATATTAATAAAAAAAAATAGATGGCCAAACGAAAGTTTGTACACTTTGTTCCTAGACCTAAACCAAAGAAAAGACCGAGGAGACATAAGAAGTCATTAAATAAAAATGAGAAACGAACTTTTAAAAAATATCATAGACAAGGAAGAAGGCCATGAATGAATTCGTATGTCCTAATGGTAGAATGTCTGTTAATGGAGTTTGTCCTATATTTGAAGGTGATGATGGCCAAACTAAAGATTTTACAAAAACACAAGAAAGAAAAACAGGTTTCTTTAAATTTGATTTCGAAGAAGACACTGAATCTAAAAACGAAAAAGCAGATAATATTTTAAATAAAAATATTAACTATTATAGAAACTATGTAGAGAATAATTTAGGAATTCCTTCTAGTGTTCAGAGTGGTTTCACTGCAGCTAGTATAGGTTATGGACTTGCAACAGGCGGAGGTCTTGCTGCAATTGCTGGTCCTCTTGCTATTCCTTTCGTGGTAGGTGGAGCCTTGAGAAGTAAAGAAGAAAATAGAATTAGAAATATTACAGCTCAAGATCCACAAGGTGATGTCGTTACATACCCTACGAAAATTATGAACATACAACCAACTAATAGAGATACATATATGGGTGGTGGTGGAGCATTCGATGGTGCTTCTAGTAGAGCAGAATACGATGCAGATCCAACAGGATTCTCGGGGAGTTTTTAATGGCTAGAACAAGAATAAGACCTAGAAAAAGAACTGGAGATATTCCAAGAAGAAAAAAATATTATAGACCGACTAAGAAAGGTGCGGGTATGACTAGAGCAGGTATTAAAGCTTATAGACGAGCTAACCCTGGATCTAAATTATCTATGGCTGTTACTGGTAAAGTTAAACCTGGTAGTAAGGCAGCTAAAAGAAGAAAATCATATTGTGCAAGATCCTTAGGACAATTAAAAAGAAGCTCTGCTAAAACAAGAAATGATCCTAATTCTAGAATAAGACAAGCTAGAAGAAGATGGAAATGTTAAATGAGTAAACCATTAAAACTATCTGAGGAAGCAGCAGTGCAAATGCCAATGAAAACAGTGGCATCATTAATTATTATTGTAGCTCTTGGTACCATGGGTTATTTCCAAATTGTAGAAAGATTAAATGTTGCAGATACTAGATTGCAACTAATGGAAAAAGATTTAGAAGAAAATACAGAATTTAGAATTAAATGGCCTAGAGGACAACTAGGTTCATTACCAGCTGATTCAGAACAATATATGTTAATAGAAGATTTATATAAACAAGTAGAAAAATTACAAAAAAATATTGAAATGAACATGAGTAACAAATTAAAAATAGAATTTATGGAAGGTCAGATAAGTAAATTACTTAATGATGTAGAAGCACTAAAAGACAAAAATAGAGAAATAATTTATAAAAATGGTACTGGGGGTTAAATAAAATGATAGTTGAAAGTGTAGTTGCTTTACTTATGATTGTTAATAATGAAATAAAAGAACATAGAATTCAAGATAGTATGGCTCAATGTTTAAGAGGTAAACGTACTGCAGAGAGAGTTTTTCAAGAAAATGTACAATATAGTTGCGTAAATGTTAAAGCTGAATTGGAAGATAACATAGACGGATCAAGATCAATCAAAAAAATAATACTAGAATAATCAATATTTTTGTTTTATATCTATCGTAGGAAAGTATGGTATGAGCCAGGAGGTATTATGAAACTATGAAAAAAGGATTATATGCAAATATAAATGCTAGAAGAAAAGCTGGTACTTCAAGGCCAAAATCTAAAAGTACCATTTCTAAAAAAGCATACAAGAATATGAGAAAAGGCTTTAAGAAGTGATTGCAAGACCTTCTTTTAGAAAAACTATGACTAGACCAAAAAAGAGAAAAGGTAAAAAAGTGCCAGCTAAATATTTATCTGGTACATCTGGTAAGTTAAGGTCTAGAAGAAAAGCTGCAATTAAAAAATTAAACAAAGACAATAAAGGGTCTGGAGTTTTACCTGGAGATAAAAAAGGTGGTAAATTTGTAGGATCTAAAAAAGAGAGTATTCACAACAAACGATTTAAGAGGATGTATGGCTAAAAAAAAATCAAGTACAGCAACTGCAATAAGAAATAAAGCAAAAAAAACTGGTGTATCAGCATCTAAAATTAGAGCTATTTATAACAGAGGTTTGGCTGCATATAGAACAAGCGGTCACAGAAAAGGTGTAAGTCCACAAGCATGGGCTATGGCTAGAGTTAATTCTGCACTTACTGGTGGTAAAGCTGCTAAAGTAGATAAAGATATTTTAAAAGGTAAAAGAGATAAAAACAGAAGACCTGATGGTCGTAAGAAAAAGAAAAAAGCATAATGGCATTAGAAGTTGAATTAGATAAAAAAAAATTAGAATACACAGATGATGAAGGACAAAAAGTTCGTGTAGACGTAGATACTGATTTAACTGATAAACAAGAAGATGCTTTTGAATCAAACCACTATTCTAATCTAGCAGAAGAATTAGATCCACAAGAAGTTATCGGTATCGGAAAATCTTTAATAAAAGCTTATGAAGATGATAAAGCTTCAAGAAAAGATTGGGAAGACCAATATTCTAAAGGTTTAAAAATGTTAGGTGTAGTAGTAGAAGATAGACAAGATCCATTCCCGGGAGCTTCTGGCGTTCATCACCCACTTATGTCAGAAGCAGCAACCCAATTCCAAGCTAGAGCTATAGCTGAAATGTTTCCAGCAGGTGGTCCTGTAAAAACTCAAATTGTTGGTAAACAATCAGATAAAAAATTAGAACAAGCACAGCGTGTTCAAGATTTTATGAATTATCAAGTAACTAATCAAATTACAGATTATTTTAACGAATTAGATCAAATGTTATTTTATTTGGCATTAGCTGGATCTTCTTTTAAAAAAATATATTTTGATAATTCTTTAGATAGAATTTGTTCCAAATTTGTACCAGCAGATCAATTTGTAATTTCTTATGAAAATACAGATTTAGAAACTGCTGAAAGATACACACAAGTAATGAAACAAACTACAAATGAAATTAAGAAAAAACAAATTGAAGGTTTTTATAGAAATGTACCAATAACAAGAAATCAAGGTGGACAAAATACTGGAGATGTAGTTCAACAGACTATGGAAAAACTAGAAGGTATGACTGCTTCCATGGCAGATAAAATACATACAATATTAGAAATACATGCTGATATAGATTTAGGAGAAGATGATTCTGGTTTAGCATTACCTTACATAGTCACTGTAGATTATGAAAGTAATCAAGTTCTAGCAATTAGAAGAAATTGGAAAGAAGATGATCAATTAAAAAAGAAAAGAACATATTTTATTCATTATAAATATCTTCCGGGCTTAGGCTTCTATGGCTTTGGTCTTATACAAATGATCGGCGGTTTACAACATGCAAGTACAGGCGCATTAAGAGCTTTACTTGATTCTGCTGCTTTTGCAAATCTCAATGGAGGTTTTAAAGCGAAAGGTGCAAGAATAGAAGGTGGAGACATCACTGTTTCTCCTGGTGAATGGGTCGATGTAGAAGCATATGGTGATGATCTTCGTAAAAGTTTTATCCCTCTTCCGTTTAAGGAGCCATCACCGACACTATTACAACTATTAGGTGTTTTAACAGAGTCCGGGAGACGTTTTGCAAGTATCGCAGATGCTATGGTAGGTCAATCTGCTGGATCAGGACCTGTCGGTACTACCATTGCTTTAATCGAACAAGGATCTAAAGTTTTTAGTGCTATACATAAAAGATTACATCAAGCTCAAGGTAGAGAATTTAAATTAA